CCACAACATTGTCGTGTTTGTCAACTATTTTTAACTTAGGTTGAGGTTTTTCTTCATTGTATTCTGCTTCTTTGATTAGTCTTTGTCTTAAGTCTTCATCTCTTTCCATAAGGGGTAAGGTCGCACATATAGTTCTGCATAGTTCTAGAACACCATAGTAATCTTCATCATCTAATTGGTTCTCAGGGGATGTCATTATAGATACATTTACTCCACCTGTCCATTTGTAGTTTTTATCCATCTCAGGTCTTACATCTATAACAAAGTCCTCGTCATATATTTTACTTATTATAGGCACTTAGTTCTCCTTACTCGCACACCCTTAAACTTTATAAACTTAGAGTGTTTATTCTTACCCTTTTCTTTTAACCAATCTTCAGGTATAATTCTGTCATAGTATCTGAAGCCATGTTTTATGCACCAATCCGAGTAAGATGACTTTGCACCTTTGCTTAACTTAGCTCTACTGTTCGTAAATACAAATCTTATATCTAATTTAGGGTGTTGCTTCTTTACAGCTAAATGTTTTCTTCTATCGCTTACTAAGAATCTACCCTTTGTCTCAATTATAATACCATTGCCTAGTACAAAGTCAGGGGTATAGGTGCGATAAGCTAAGTCCTCCCATTCAATCTTGATAGATTCATACTCGTAATTGTATTTTATCATATCAAGAGCCATAGAAACTTTATGCTCTAATCCACTCCTATACCCATACTTTATAGCTTCTCTTCTTATTTTATGAGGAGACATTGACTTCCTTTAAGCTGACATACTGAACCATCTTAGGTTCTTTTGCCTTAGACATTTGTGCAGGTAACTCTATCAAGTTATCCCAACAAGAGTTTCTGTAAGAACAAAAGTTACAGTTTTTATTTAAAACTATATTACCTGTTTCTTTACCTCTAAATGTTTCAGGCTCAGGCTCAAAGCAACGTACTAACTCATCTGACCTAGCTTTATTAATGTTAGTCTTTATCTTATCAATCTCTTCATCTAGGTTCATATTAGCACGAACATATTTGAATTGACCATTAGCTTTGTTTACAACCCACCATCCACCTACTTTCTTCTTAGATGCCTTAGCATATCCTGCTAGTTGTGCAACATAACCAAAACTATCTCCTGATGCTAGTGATTCATAAGAGTCAAACTTATACTTGTATGACCAATCAGACGCAGACTTAATATCATCTACTGCACCATTAACTACTAAGTCATACGTGCCTGATATTTTAGTATCTTCATCAAGTTCTAAGGCTACAGTATCACTGTCCTCATACTTTACTTTAGCTTCCTTTAATATTCCCTTGAATATAGCTTCCACTATATCTCCCAACATCATGTTCATCATAAAGGTACTAGGTTTAGGTAACGCAGTCTCAGGTTTATTCTTCTCAAACCAAAGTTGGCATGAGGGTCTACCTATATTAGACATACGAAACCTAAACTTATCATCTCTTTTAGTGTTGAACTGACGATTCAAAGCATCTTTAATGTCTGTAGCTACCTGCTCAATAGTTTCTTGACTCATTACAGAATCGCCACTAGTTGCATTTTGTAGATACTGATGAATCATCATTTCAGCAGGATGGTTCACTATGCTAACTCTTCTTCAACTTCAACATCAATAAAGTCATCTACTATATCCTTATCAGCTTGACTTACAGGTGCTTTAGCTTTCATCTCCCACTCGTTGAATATATAACTGTTATAGTTATCTATCCATGCCATGAAGTTAATGAAAGTATTTTGGTCTTCGTCTGTTACTTTAACAGTCTTCTGTAAATCTAAAGAGTAGTTAGGTAAGTAGAACTTAGCACCACTAGGTAATGCTCTCTCCTCACTAGTAAGATTTATGTAATGCTGAACAGGAAGTCTTTTAGTTTGACTGAACTTAGTAAAAGGTTCTCCTAATGTTTTAAAGGCATCACGATTATCAATCTCCCATATGAATGGAGTTACATCTACAGAAACCTTTTCACCCTTCTCATCAACTGCATTAGGCATATCAATAATACCAAAGATTACTCTAACCCTTTTTATTTGCTTGATTACTTCTTGTGTAGCAACAGGTAATGCCTTAAAATCTTTTATATAACCTGATGGTTTGCCACAGTTAAAGCTACCTTGATTATCTTTCAAATCATTATTAAGATTGTCAGCCATAAGAGTTTTATGGTATACACCCATAGGTTCTCCTGATTTAGCAGACATATTCTTAACAAACCTTTTATACATAAACCTCTGTATAAATGGTCTGATTTGAACTGTTGGTGCATAGAGTATAGGTAAATCAGGTCTCTCTAACTTATAAGAACCACCCTTTACTACTACTGCTTCTATACTTTCATCTCCAACTTTCTTCATGCCCATAATATTATTATGATGCAGTCTCATTCTTGGCAGAGGATTTGCTTTACTTGTATCTCCTGTGCCTGTCTCACCTGCTATGCCCATAGCTTTTGCCATCTGTGCATAGTTATTTGTGTCTATGGTAGTAACTTCATTATTCATACTTTTACCTTTCTTGTTAAGTTTCACAGTTATATCACATAACGTCTTTCGTGTCAAGCCAATTATTACCTATTTTTGCTTCTAATAATAATGGAACATTAAAGTCTAATCTAAACTCTGTATTTATTAAGTTAATCATCTTACTATTCACTATTTTAATAACATGAATTACCTTTTGTACCTCATCAGGGTGTATATCTATAACTATAGAATCATGTACACTATTAACAATACAGGATTTTAATATAGACAGTTCATTCTCTATGTTTAATAATACTAAAGGAACAATATCAGCAGTAGCAAATGATTGCACAGGATAATTCTTTATCTGTGTAAAATGAGACACCTTACCATATGAATTTCTTCTTACATCAGGGAATGAAAACTGCCTACCTGATGGTGTAGTTATCTTACTTGTACTTATAACTTCTTTAGCCAATTTGGAGTGCCATAATGCAATCCCTTTGTACTTTTCTGTGAAGTGTTTATAATATGTAGCCTGAGCAGGTGTCCTTCCAAACCCTGTTGCTCCATAGAGGGGTGCAAAGGTGTGAGCTTTTGCTTCTTGGCGAGATATTTTCTCACCTGCATCACTAATAACACTAGCAGTATAACTATGAACGTCAAAACCATCATCTATCTCCTTCATTGCAGTCTTGTCTTGTGATAAAAATGCTGATACTCTAAACTCTAATTGAGCAAAGTCAGCTTCAAGTATCTGTCCACCATCCCAACGTGATATAAATACTTTCTTAACAGGGAATGTACCACCTCTAGGCATATTCTGCATATTAGGGTCAGCACCACTGAATCTACCTGTTGCAGTCCTGTGTTGTAATAGTCTAACGTGTAGTTTACCATCAGGTTTAGTGTGTGTTATAATACCATCAACGAAAGAAGACAAGTATGTATCTAAAGCTGATAATCTTTGTAAGTCAGAAAGAAAGTCAACTGCATCTGTCAATCCATTCTTTCTAGCTATACCTTGTAGTGTAAGTAAATTAGTTTTGTTAACAGTAAAACCATTAGCACTAATCCACTTAGCAGATGGTGCAGAGAATTTTAACCCTGCTACCAATGAAGTAGGATTAAAGTGGTAGCCACTACCATTACAACTATCGCACTTATTGGTTCTAGCATAAGGAACTCCATTTTTTCTAACCTTTCTATGAGAGCCTGTGCCTAAGCATCCTGCACATTGTTGTGCCTGTGCTTTATACACAATGCTTGATTTATCTTTAACTTCTTTCTTATAGTCTTTAGTGTCCATGTAAGGAGAGAATGTATTTGCCCATTCTAATTTATCATTAGGCTTTCTACTATAGATAACCCAAGACATCTGCTCAGGACTATTAAGATTAATAGGTGTATCTCCCATAAGATTCTTTACTTGTTTAGTCAATCGTTTTTCTGTATCAGACTTCTCTCTCTCAAACTCCTCTCTAACATCATTGAGTTTAGCTACATCAACAGTGAATCCATTCTGATATATCCTAGCTAGTGCAGTAGACACACGATTTGTTAGCACAACTGTATTCATTAAACCTGCATACTCTTGTGTATTAAGTTTCCTGTACAGTACATCTGATAACTCTTGTGTTGCTCTAAGGTCAGCAGATAAGTAGTCAGACAACTCTTGCTTAGGTATCTCATCAATAGGTGTTTTATTCTTAAAGTATTCTTTCATAGTGTCTTGTTTCTTAGTTGCTAATTCATACCTATTAGCACAGGCTTCAAGTGACAGTGGTTGTT